TAGAAAGTCAGCTTGCTCCTTTGTCCAATCGTCCATCGATTAGCTCCATTCCGTTAGGGTACTGATTGCAATGTCGCAAGTCAGTAAATCTCCGGAAGCGATTGACAGAACGCTTGGCGCGCTGACGCTTCCCACGTTAAATACAATGCTGGACGCTTCAAGGAGCGCGAACACCCGAACAACGTCGGCTTCGATGCCAGCAAGGTTGCCCTCATTGTCTAGCAATGGGACAAGGATAGAAATCTTAAAGTTAGCCATTGGGCTGATTGCTGAATAATCGTTATTAGATGGAACGATATAAGGATCATCAGGAGTCACGATTACGCTGTTAGCAATTGGCGTAGCAGGTGGAAAACTGAATACTGAATACTTTGAGTTATCAGTAAGAGCCGTAGCAATGCTAGAACGAAGTGAGGTTATGGCTGGCATTAGCCCACCATAGAACGAGGGTCAAGATATGGAGCAAGCAAGCCACGAACGCGAGCCAAAAGAGTGTTACCCATGCGATATGGGCTAGGTGTGTAACCATCGATGGAGACGCCACCAGAAGAAGGAGCTTGACGGCTCTGCCAGATGTCGATTGAAATCATAAGGCTTGCTTCTTGAATTGCTGGAATTGTTGTGTAGTCAATATAAGTCTCAGCCGCAGCTGTGCCGTAAGGCGCAATGACGTGATAAGGATTGTCGCTTGTGTGGGTTGTTGTGATGCTAAAGTTCTTAGTTCCCACGGCTGTAATTGTCTTTGTCCCGTTGTACTTTGTGCCAGCGTTGCTGATTGTTACAGACTGTCCAACGTAGAAGACGTTTCTAATATCCTCATTGAAATAGACAGTTCCAACTGTGCCTGTGTTGCCATGAGCAATAATTGGTTGTTCATTCTTCCATAGAAAAGGCAACAATACATTGTCAGCAGCGTCGCAAACTTCCTGCAATACGGCATCAGCGTAGAGAGTACCTACGCCAAGAGCTGTGCGAAGTTCTGCAACTGTTGTCAGTGACATTGTTATCCTTTCTAAAGACTTGAGGGGACTACAAGGGCTCTGGTAGCCCCCTCAAGCGACTTAGTGTGGCTTACGCCTTGTTGTTCTTAAATGCGCCTGCGCCGACCTTAGTAGCAATTGCTCCAAAGCCGTAGTAGCCGATTGTTACCTGTCCTGCTGCTGTTGATTCAGCGCGGAGACGGTATGTTGGTGACTCGTACCATGTGTATGCATCTGGGTTGACAATAAGGATTGATCCATCTGTGTCTGTTCCAGAAGCTGTGTTTGGTGTGACGTAGAGGTTAAGTCCTGCAACGTTACCCTGAAGTGCTGTAGGTGTTACGAGACCGCCAGCGTTCTGTGGCTGTGAAGCTGTGTAGATTGGACGTCCAGAGTCGTTAAGTGTCATGATGTTTGACCACTGTGCTGTGTTGACAATCATGTTGCGAGCGAATGGGTTTGAAAGTCCAAGAGTCGCGTTATAGACAGAAGCAGCACCACGAGCAACTACGCCAAGAAGCTCTGAAGCTGTTGGGTAAGTTGTTGTTGTTGTGCTGTCGAGTGTTGCGCCAGTGATGATTGCCGCGTTAACCGCTGCATCTGTAGCCTTTGCGTAAGCTGCGCCCATGTTGCGGACGAGTTCATCGAAGAACGCTGGTGATGTGCGATCTAGCAATTCAACAGAGAATGTCTGCTGTCCTGCGTACTTCTTCACATCTACTGAGAGGAATGATGAGTTCTGATCTGTGTCAGAAAATGCTGCGTTTTCAGCTGTTTGTGCAACTGTTGGCATTGCTGTGATCTTAGGGATTTCGAAAGTCATACCTGCATCTGGAAGCACTCCGCGTGAGATTGCTTCGATTGATGGACGGATAGTTGTTCCGAGTGGGTTGATGATTTCCTGAAGCTGACGTGTTGGTACAAGACCAGCGTTGTCTGAGGTGTCATCTGCTGCGCGGAGGTACTGACGAGCGTTCTCGTCGCCAAGTGCTGCGCGGATTGTGTTTTCTGCGTACTTTGCAGCTGTTAGTTCAATGCGTGGCTTTGAATAAGCCATTGCTGTTACAGCAGGGCGAGCAGCTTCAACTGCGGCAGCCTCAACTGTAGGTGTTGCTTCGACTGCTGAAGTGGTTTCTTCCACGGTGGCTGTCTCGCTTTCTGTTGGTTGGTTGGTTTCTTCTACAGCAGATTCTTCCGCTGCAATATCGGTGACTTGAGCCGACTTAAATGCTGGCTCTGTTACCAAACTTACTTCGACTAGGCGAGCGGCTGACACATAAGTCACGCCGTCCTTAATCTTTGACTTAAGAACTTCTGCGCCGATGCTCAAGCCTGACTGCAATCCTTCTTCTGCAAGGATTAAGGCTTCTGTGCCACGGGCTGAACGACTGACTGAAAAGACAGCATCGATAGAGTTCTCTGATTCGCTGAATGAGATTCCGCGTCCCAAAGGCTTCTTTGAGTCGTGCTGATTAAGGAGCTTAATAGATTTAGGGTCTGGGATTTCAATCGATCCAGAGGCGAAGATAACTTTGCCCATGTTGGTTGAACCAGCCTCTACGTTAAGCGGCACAATCTTGCCCGAAATAGTGCGGCTCGCTGAGTCTGCTGTGAGATCAGCAGAGAAGGTGATTACTTGATTCATTGCATACCTTGGCTTCCGTTAGGTGTTAGGTCGGTCATTTCCATCGCTTGCTCCTGGGTGATGAGCTGAAGGTCAAGAAGTTCACGGATAATCTGTAGTTCTACAAGTGGGTCTGTGCGCAAGTAGTTATGATCGATGTCAAAGCGAACTTCATTGCCACGGGCTGTAATGTCGTCCATAGATAGACGGTCTTCGATAGCAGAGATAAATGGCTGTAAAGATAGCGTCAAGAACTGCTTACGCTCGTCTTGGACGTTTGCGTAAGTCATTGTGGTGTTCTGGTCTGCTGAAACGTAATAAGGAGGGACGTTGCAAAGGCGAGCAATCTCAGTTGCAAGGTTCTGGATAGCCTCGTTGTAAAGCATGTCCTTTGGTGAGAAGCCGATATTCTGTGCTTCTAAAGTTGAAGTAAGATAAGCAGTTGATCCGTTGTTACGGGCGCGCTTCCATGAAGCCAGCAATCCTTGAACTTCTGCTGGCGGTAAATCTGCGCCTGAGTTCTTGAGGATTGTTGTAGCCATTGGAGTAGCAGCTGCAATAACCGCAGCCTTTTGCACATCAAGTGCTGCGCGGATTGTAGAAGTGCCGGTGTTTAAGATTCCGTCATTGAGAGACTGGAAAGTTACAAGAGAACCAAGTCCGTCCATTGGAACGGTTGTGCCATCGATTGCGTATGACTTTACGAATACGTTTGACTTATCTAGAGTAGCTGTGACTCGGCTATTAGCAATCCATTCAAAGCGAGATGGTCTGCCGTCTTCCTGATAGGTCTCAACAACCTGCCAGAAGGCTTGACCATAGAATAAGAGCGAGTCAACCGTGTAAGCAATGGTCACAGATCGTGGCTGTGAATATGAAGGTTGATCTAACCAAATTGGATTACCAAGTTCTTCACCAGTTGACTTCTTGTAAAGGTTTAATGGAATTGTGCCAATCGTTCCGCTTAAAAGGTTACGGCATCTTGTTAACGCTGGGACGCCAAGAGCCTCGGTGCGACCGACATAAGCAAACTGAAAGGGCATTGCATAGGGAGAATACTCACCTAGAACTTGCGGAGCGTATTGCGCTTCAATGATTTCTGGCTTACGCGAAAATAGACCCATAGAGGGCAATTATACACTACATGTAGGTCATTCCGAGTAGATTGCCGCTACCTGCTGTGGTTTCGTTAATTGATGGACAACCATTGCTGTGGAGATTGCACCCGATACATCTCCAGCACTCTTGCGTTTAACAATTCGCCATGACGAGTCATTGGTCTTAGCTGCACAGTTATTCATCTGTTGCACCCAGTTTTCTTGCCCTGAATGAACCAGCCTGTGATTGACCAGAGCATCTAAGAGATCACCGCAAGCCTGATAGAAGGCAGCACCAGAGATATCCATTGTCATCTGTCCAGCATTGGTGAGGCGGTCGCTAATCGATTGAGCCGTATATTTGTCGTAACAGATTTGTCGAGGGCGATATTGGTCAGCCCAACCTTTTATCTCAGCTGCAATTCTTAAATCATCGACTGAGACTTGGCTTTCCCATGTCTGGAGAATCCCCACACCGATTCGACCGTCAGGCAATATCTGACCAGCAACGAGGCTCGCATTGCGGCGAGAAGGAGACACATCGAAAGCAAAGACTGTATAACCGCCGACTGGAATTGTGAGCGAGGCATCGGAC